CAAAAGATGATTAATGAGGAAAAACAGACTATTTATAGTAATATAATAAAAGACATTAAAAAAAAGTTAAATAAAATATAATGGAAAAGAAATTATCATTAAACGAATCCCTTGATAGACAAAGAAAACTAATGGGATTGAACGAAACAATGAGCTACGAATTTAAGGAAGGTGGCTACGCTGAATATTCTAAACCAATGGAAGAAAGTGAACATGACGAAGAAGAGGGTGAGTTGGATGAAATTTTTGGTATAAATACCGCTATTAAAGGTGCTATTGGTGGTGCAATGCAAGGTGCTAAAAAGGCCATAATATTGAGAAAGATTAACAACCAAATTAAAGTATTGCAAAAAACCATTCAACAAATGACTCAATTTGTGAACAAAAGTGATGGTCAATTTAATCAACTTAAATCGATGCAACAGCAAGTAGCTCAATTAGGTGCTAATGATCCAATCGTTAAACAAATGACAACAGTATTTGGTAACATGGGTACTACATGGAAAGCTCAAAAAGATTCTTTAGCTCAAATGTCACAATTTGTAACATCATTGAGCCAAGCATCTGCAACTGGAGCAGCACAAGCTGATAAAGAAGCGGCAACGCAATCTAACGCTCAGGGTGCGACTGCTCAAAGCGGACAAACTACCCAAACTGGAACGTCTACAACAACACAAGCTCCAGAAACTCAAGCATCAACAACACAGGCTCCAGAAACACAAGCAGCTCCAGAAGTTGATAAAAATGGTAGACCGTTGAATCAAAGTCAATTAAATGCAAGAAATGCTGCAAAAAATAATAAAGCTGCAACAACAACAGTATAATATATGAAAAAAGAACTATTAGAATCACTTAATAAGCAAAGAAAACTAATGGGTTTAAATGAATTTTTAGATCCATCAGTTAATATTGACGCTAAGGGTGCTCTTTCTGGTAATAAACTTGATCTTGGTATTATTCCTTTAGAGGAATTTGAGGAGGAAGATCCAGAACCAGAGGAACAACACGATGACATGGATTATCACGATGATGATATGGATTATCACGATGATGACCCTGAAGATTATCGTAGCGATGATGAACGTGATTTCTATAGAATAAAATCCAATGATGATTTTGCGGATAGGTTCGAAAGAGATTATCCAGATCCAAATGAAAGAGAATGGATGTACAATAGATATAGTCCTGATTGGGGGATGAATGAAGATTATTATAAGGGAGATGAGGATTATAGCAATATAACTGAAAATTTAATCAACAGATTAAACAATATCAATGAAGGTCTTGCAACATATTGGTTACCAAAAGGACAAAAACCTTTACAAAATATTGGAACACCTGATTGGGGTTTAAAAACTGGTTTCAAAACTGGTGTAAATGCTTATACATTTAATTTTTATGGTAAAAGATGGAGTTCTATAGCCAAAAGAATTACTAAAGATTTGAATAATAAGGTTATGCCAACGTTGAATAAATTAATACCGCTTGTTTCTGAGTTAAACAAATTATATGTTGATGTTCAAAAAAATGGTGCTGAGTTCGAAGAATTTAAACAGATAGAAAAACTACAGAATGATATAAATAATTTTTTCAATATCATAAAAAGGGCTCAAGCAACACTTTCATCAGATGAAAAAGGGGTTGACAATCCATCTGCTCAAGAACCAGAGGTTCAATCTTTGGCTAATAAAGCTAATCAAGCTATAAAGTCTAACGATCCGAATCAAAAAAATGATGTTGCGAAACAAACACAGAAGGAGTTACAAAAGGCTAATCAAGAAGGAGATACAATAAGTGTTAAAGCCCTTACAGATATATTAAAATCTTTGAATATAGGTTATAATATTACAAACGTTAATGCTAATGGTACAGATAACACAAATATTTTAAGTCAAAATGCTGATCAAAATAAAAAAGTTGTACCAGCAAAAGCGGCTCCAAAAAAAGTAGCTAAAAAAACTCCGACTAAACAAAAAAAACCTGATTCAAAAGCCCCATCTAATCAAACCAATACTGGTGTACCAAAATTTAATACTTCCACAACTACTGACGATAATACAAATACTTAAAATTAACCCACAGAAATGTGGGTTTTTTTATTTGGTTTTTTAAAGCTAACTCTGGTTGTTTTAAAAAAGGCTCAACATCTTTAAATAAAGATAAGAAATTATCAGAATTAACAAAAGAAAAAATTGAAAAACAAGGTTTTGTAAACCAGTTTTACAATTTACTAAAACTGGTTCTTTAATTAAAGAACACAGATCAATTGAGGATGCTATGAAATTTGTTAATGGGTGTGGAAGTGGTAACAGCTTATGGGTATATTTGGAAATTCAAATAATTTTAGTTATTATTGTAATAACTAAAAAATATAGATTATATGAAAAAAAAATTAATAGGTTGTATAGGATTAGCTCGTTCTGGCAAAGACACAATATCTGATTTTCTTTGCAAATATCACAAATACAATAAATATAGTTTTGCTGACCCACTAAAACGTGGTTGTATGGCCATGTTTGGATTCACCGAAGAACAAGTCTTTGGTGATGCAAAGGATACTATCGATCCTGTATGGGGTTGTACTCCAAGAGATATATTAAAGGTTATGGGAACTGAAGTTTCTCAATATGATTTACAGAATCATATACCAGCTTTTAAAGAAATAGGTAGATTGATTTGGGTTAAAAGATTTGAGCAATGGTATAAATCAAATACAGATAATAGTGTTGTAATATCTGATGTTAGATTTATGCATGAAGCTGATTCCATTGTAAAAATGGGTGGGGAAATATGGAGAGTTGATAGACCAGGAATGAACGTTGGTGATTTCCACGCATCAGAAAAAGAAATGTTTGATATAAAATATAATCATTTAATAATTAATGATGGTACATTAGATGATTTATATTTTAAGGTTGATAATATTTTTATAAATGATATTGTATCAAAATAAAAATGGCTGGAATTTTTTCCAGCCATTTCTGTATAGTGTATAGATAATTCGATTATCTAAAGCTATCGATACCAAATGATACCACATTTCTAACTTTGATCACACCATAGTAACGGTTGTTAACCATTTTCTTAGCGTACCTTGTCATCAAACCTTTCACAGGAGCGAAAGTGAATGGGTTATACATTGTTGGTGTCAATTGCATTGGCACGTATGGAGCGTACACATAACCAGTGTCTAACAATGATGTACCTTTGTGTCCCATAAGGATTGTGTCTGCTGGGAAGTAAGGATCACGATAAACTTGGTAGCGACCACCTAAAGCACCGATTCTTTCGATACCCATGTTATATTTATCTTGCTCAGGAGCAGCGTTAGATACGTGGAAATATTCCAAGTCATCGAAGATAGCTGAAATTTCAGCAGAGCATACGATGAAGTTAGCACCACCTCTTAAAGTTGCTTTATGGATTTGAGCAGAAACTTGGTTGATAGCAGTCATCAAAGTTTGGTTCCATTCTTTTTGAGTATAGAATGCAGCGCTGTTTGATGTATCGATACCACGACCAGTAGAACCTTTATAATCCCATGCCAATCTCCAAGCAGCACCTCTACGTAAGTCACGCAAGATTTCTCTGTCGATTTCAGCAGCAACTTGTTCAGACAATAAAGCTGTCAATTCAGCTTCAGCGTCAATGTTGTGGAATGCACTAACATCTTGAGCAAGTTCTGGAGACCATTGTGCTCTTAATTTTCTTTCAATAACAGATACAGTTACTGATTTAAGCTCGAAGCTTACTTCACCCATATCATCAGCAAGTTCCAATGATTTGTAGATTTTAGCACCTACAGTAACGTTAGAAAGAGCTAATTTAGTAGTGTCATAGTTATAAAGCTGTACATAAGTGTAAGCGTTTGTACCGTTATCAGTCATTAACTGTAATCCGTACTTTTGAGTAGCGAAATTAAAGTCTAAAGCTGCACCAGCTGCAACACCACCGTAACCAGAAGTAGCAGTCAAACTTAATGTTGACAAGAATTCTTCAGCGTTTTCGAACAAATACTGACCAGGATTTTCACCTTGATAAGTAGAAGTAGACAAACCTAATGATGTCAATACTTGGTTAACTGTAGAAAGTGCAAATTGTACTTTTACAATAGCGCTTGCTGGAACTGATGATGTACCACCAGAAATATTAACTACGAATGGAGCTATTGGAGCAAAACCATCGTTTGGTTGAGAGTGACCCCATGGAGTTCTTGTGTATGCGAAAGTATGAGCAGTAGCACCAGAGTAAGAACCTAAGCTACCAGTGATAGCTACAGCAGCACCCTTAGATTTATCATACATACCATCTTCACCATAGAACGCATCGTAAAGATTTACGTTATCGCTGAAACCGTTACCACTATCCATTGCCATTTGGTTAGTACCAGTAGCACTGAACGCAGATGAACCGATTTTAGGTATGAAGTAGAACAATTTACCGATAGGTAAGTTCAACGCTTGTACCGAAACGATTTCGTTAGCTAATAATTTTGAGAATACTCTTCTCACGATTGGAAACACAACGGTTTCAAATGAACCCTCAACGCCTAAAGCAGTTGATTCGTTTAACATCCAAGAAGCTTGGTTCTCGAATAATTGAGCGACGTTTTCTTTAGCATGACCTTTAAGACCTTCTAAAAGACCTAAGTCATCCCATCTGTTGATTACATCTTCTCTTACAAGTTTCAAGTGGTTAACGCTCACGTTACCAACTCTACCTGATTCTAATAATGCACCCATTTTATTTGGTTTTTGTTTTTTGTTTTATTGTTATTATTATTGTATTTTATTTATTAAATCTTTCATTCTTTCAACCTGTGGATTCTTGTACACTGTAGATTCGTTAATCGAAGCTGAAGTGCTGCTGAAAGCAGGTTTGTCAAGAACTTTATTTTCAAGAATTGTAGCAGCAGATGTTGATTTCTTTGATTTAAATTGTTCTTCCAACGTAGTTGCTATGTTTTGAGATTCATTCAAAGTTTTTGCTTTGTCTAAAGTCGATAAAATTTGGAATTTTTCTTCTTTAGTTGTAGTGTTCTCTGTCATCAATTTAACAGCATATGTTAAATTGGTAGTGAATAACGAAACTTCTTGAAGTTGTGTTTTAAGAACTTTGATAGCATTCTTATACTCTTTCTCATTTGAAACAAATGATTCTTTAAGAGTTTTGAAAGCATCTAATTCTTGTTTGATTTTTTTGTTTTCTGCAACAAGAGTTTGTAATTTTTTTCTTGTGTTAACAAGTTTTTCTTGTAAGCCTTCTGATTGACCAGCTGGAGCAGCAGTATGAGTTTTTAAAAACTTAACTTTGCTTGTAGTCTTTACTTCATCCATGGTGCTTTCATCTTCTTCCTCACCTTCAGCTTCTTTAACAGCTTCATCTTCTTCTTCATCACCTTCTGCGATTTCGATTTCGTACATAACACCCTCATCTTCTTCAGATGCTTCATCCATTGCTGGTGCCATTTCGTCTTCTTCTTCACCAGCTTCATCTTCTTCTTCGCCAGCTTCATGATCCATTTCTGGGCTCATTTCACCTGGTTCTTCTTCAGATCCTTCTGGGTGGAATTTAATTTCGATACCGTCTCCTGTGCGAATAACTTCGATTTCGTCTGTAGGTTCCATAAGTTCAAATCTCTTTAGAACTTCTTTGTCTGATTTATCAGTTAGATCAATTACCTCGTCACCAGGTATTTCGTCACTTGGGGTGTCTTCAATGTCTGGTTTATCGGTCATTTCTTCTGAGTCAGAACCCATTTCTGAATCTAAGTCCATGCCATCTGTAGAGTCTGGATTCATATCTTCGATGTTTTCATCTTGTTCCTCATCACCCATTTCATCTAAACCCTTGTGAATAATTTCTTCCAATTCTTCTTTCAAGGTAGATTTCAATACGTGATTAGCATTTTTTTCTATAGCTTCTCTAATTTGTTGAACCTCATTTAGAGTATCAGCTAATATACTTCTTTTGCTCATATTTTATTTGTTTTAATAAAAACTATTATGCTTTCTTAGATATAAA